GTCCTATACATACCCGCCTCTAAAAGAGCGTCGTTAATCAAATTTATTAAATAGGTTTCGGGTACTTGAGGAAAAGCCTGCCTCACTCTGCTTATAATATTTTTTACAGTTAATCTTCTTACAGCCATATCAAGCCAAGTCTTCCCAGTTAATTAAAGTGGCGCCATCCCAACTCCCAATAAGCAATTCAGCTGCGTCTTCCCAAATAGACCCTACAATGTCAAAATCTGTTGAAGCCGTTAGTGCCGTTGTCGAAAAAGATGTACTAGTAGTTAAGGCCACTTCAGTAAACGCTGTTTCTTCTGTTAGTGTTGTTACCGTTAAAGCCATCTCTATGCGCCCGCTACCATTTGTAGGCCTTTATCGTAGTCCGCCTGAAGTTTTGCCTGCTGTTTTTCTAGCCAAGTGTATTCTGTTGTTAACACAGACAGTCTTGACTGAATTTCAGCCGCATTACCAGAAGCCTGAGATAGATATGCATTCGCAGTACCAGCATAAGATTGCACCGCTTGAACTTTTGTACTAACTAACGCAGCCCTTGAAGAAACCTCACTTGAGAACCCACTTATTTCAGACTGTAATGCATTGACAGCAGCATTCCAATCTGCTATATGGGCTTGGGCTATGTTAATTTCTGCCTGAACAGCACTCAAGGTTGTTTGTGCCTGTTTAATTCTACCACTAGCTAGTTCTATGTCCTCGCTTGTAAGGTCTGAATCGACATCAGCTAGATTGGCGGCTAAATCATAAGCTGCGTTTGGATAATTACCATTTATATAGCTAATCGCAACATCTAATGCAGTATTAACCCTTGTTAAGCCATCACCTGTTTTATATTGTGTTTCATCACCAAACAAAGCTGGATCTCCGCCGTCTGCTTGAAACTTAGCTACAGCCGTAGCGATTCCATCAGCAGCGGTTTCAAGGTTGCTACCGCTAGCAGTATCTGTATAAGCAGCTATTTCAGCGGCTTCTGTTTTTGCCAATCCTATTTCAGTCCCCGCATTAGTAATAGATTGCTTTAATGCTCCTAATGCTGTAGTGATATCAGAATTCCCAGCCTTAGCACCTAATGCGTTCTGAATAGCCTTAACAGACGCATATATAGGAACTAGATATTCAGCCTCGTCTGGAAATTTTGTTATAGAACTGTCACCGTATGCAACAGCTGGATATGCTAATGTTTGAACAGTGGCGCCAGAGCTTCCAGGTTCGGGGAATATACTTAATATATTATTTACCACCCACCAAACAGGATCTGTTGAGGTTCCGTATATCATTTCCGCACTATCCTGAGCTCTACCGCTTAATGTTGATGCAATTCTTCGACATGGCTGATTTATAGTTCCGTCATCACGCATAACCCCTAAAACCTCAGATCCGCCAAGCGTCAGGTATGTGGTGCTATTATCCAAGGCGCTAGATGTAGTATACATCGCTTTCTTGTTTTTTGGCAATGCGGTAAGTATCTCTTTAGCCCCATCGGTCAAGAACTGAGTTAGTTCTGTCTGAGTAGGCGCACTGCTACCATCAATAGATAGACTGGTAAGTCCCTCTACTTGCGCTTCAAAAGTAGCCATTAATACCTCTTCTTACTGACCTTTCTGCCAGTTTTCTTGGCATATTTTTTTGCTGCCTGTTTCCCCTTCTTTGTATAGGGGAACTTTTTCTTACCAACTTTAGGCATATTAGCCTCCTAGTTATTGTTAACTTAGTTTTTTTCTAATAAAACTAATGTCATAACATGACTTCCGTTATCAATCATTGTAGATGATATGTTTAGTTGAGTCGTAATATCTGCTGTTCCAATATGTGAAGTCACATAATCTTGAACATCTTCTGCTAACTTTCCATCATCATCACCATCATCACTTGCTAAATTGCTTGTGTCATGAATGAAAACTTTACATTTTATAGCCATCTTATCTCCATTTTAACTTTTTAAAAATCTTAGGGCTTTTGGGGACGGCCCTTTATACGACCATCCCCCACCTACCCAAAAGGTGTAATCCTTACGGATTATGATGTAGTAACTGCACCATCGGCAGCTGACGAACCAAACATCCAATAAGCTCCATTGCTAAAGGTGAACTCTAACCAGTCACCTTTTATTGCGGAAGTACCCAAAATAACATTTGATACCCCCGTAGCTGCACTAGAACCTGGACTGTCATCGCCAGTATCCACTTCAGTTTCGTTAACCTTGCCGAAAACAATTGCACTTCCAGCGGCAATTGTGATTGCCCCTGTCGGTGTGTTTTCTTCAACCCAGAATTTGTAGTTTGTGCCTTCTGCTGCTGTCGTAGCTGTTGGTAGCGTAATTGTATACGCTCCACCAGCGGAATCGAGCAAGAAGCCTTTCCCACTATCTTCTACTGCTGTTAAAGTCACGGCTGCTGTTATCCTCTGATATGGTGCTAAATACCCACCAGCTCCACTGTTCTGTTCAATATATGCAGATCTCATTACCTACTCCTATACGCCTTCTAAGTTATAGAGTGCGTGAGCTTCAGGAAGAGTCACTTCCAGACCAGCTTCGGTCAGAATCATATCTTTCCGAAGGTCTTCGTCTGCGGACTGAACATTGGTTTCGATTTGAGTGTCACGGTTTACACCATTACCAACAAGAGGTCGGTAAGCAACTTTACCCATATCAACCATACACATCATTCCACTGGCAATGCCACGGAATAGCGGTTCCTTCACAATGTGAAGATCGCCATGAATAGTTTCAAGATTCATTACTTTATGACCAAATGCTCCTTCTCTCTGCTCCAGAGGAGCATTAAGTTGGATTTGGGTGCTTGCTGTAGACACATCAAGAAATCCTGAATCGCCAACTTTATTAAGCTGGGTAATTACAGGAAGACTTGCGAGAACCAATTTCTCGGCGGAGCCGCCACGAGCTGGATCGAAGAGTACTTCAAGATCACTTAAGAACCTGTCGTATGTAAGCTCTGCGGCAGTCGATGAACGATAGTAAGGTGCTCCAGACGAATACGAAAGTGCCGAATCATCAGCAGTTGGGTTCGCATTTTTTACAATGTGTCCCACAATACCTTCAGTATACTGGATGCTAGATACCCGTGCACGCTGACCAAACAGCATCGCACGCTCAATATCTACTTTATGTTCACGAAGCTTAAGAGCCCAAATTCTATCCCATTCACTAGCGTATCCACGATAGCGAGTAGCAATAGATGTATTCGACATTTCTGCACTGGTTTTGAAGATTTGGGTGTACCCAAAATCGTCTTCAATTTCGTTAGCCCAGGCGTCTGGTGATCCTGTTCCTTCTGCGAATGCCGTACCAACTACTTGGCAGGGATCATTATCAGCAAGAACATTGTATCCACTTACATTTGCGTTTGAAACATCAATGATTCTTCCAGTAAATGTAGATGTTGAACCAGCGTCGGTAACAGCACTATCAACTCTTACGAGTGTCTGTGCCCAACCTGCGGTTGAGTCTACGGTATTTACTGAAAAGACCATTCCTTTTATCAGCCAGTCAATACTAGCTGAGGAAGCGTCATCAACAACAAAAGAGTAAGCCGTTCCAGCGCTAACCGCAGAACCGCCATTTACAGCAGCGGCAAGACTAAAATTCCTGCTTGACCAGTCAACCTTTGTGCGGTTTTCTAGGAAGCGGAAAATTGGGTCGTCCGTAGCTGCTTTTGCTACCTTAGAAAGGTATACAAAAAACGGTGATTCTTCAGGGGATAGTTCTGCAACACGATCAGAGAAATCATATAATCGTCTTTGATCGGGCGCCTGACCTACACCAGCAGTGGTTGCTGCTTCAGTTACATTGCTCGAAAGCATTGTACCTATTTTATAAGCCATTATGTCTCCTTAATTTGGAAAATAACCTCTTATATTATGGGAGTCTGCCTTGCTTAGAAGCTGACAGAACACGGTCAAACACTTTATCGTCATCACTGACTACTTCTGCTGGCTGACCTTGCAATACCCCCGCTGACTGCGGTACTTGTTGCACTGCCTTCACAGCATCAATTGATGTTTTACCACGAACTGGAGCTCCTTTGACATCTTTCCATAATTTTACGAGGTTTCCTAACCCCACCGCCTCTTTTGGCTGCGCCGACCATTCTAAAAACTGGGAGACCTGACTGTCATCCATGCTGTATTTAGATCGTAGCTCATTAACGGTAGCGTTTAGGAATTGTCGTTGTTGCGTATCGGCCTCACGCTGTGCGAATTCGCTCCGAATTTGATTCACAGCAGACCCAACGGTCTCCTGCTCTTTCGCAACTCGGTGCTTATACGACGGCGAATCTGGCTTATAATACGCATCCCAAGGGTTAAAGTCGTTCTCGTCCAGTTGAGCCATTTGCTCTGACCCACCATTTGGGTTTGCAATTTTTTCTTGCAATACCTGAACTAAATCTGGACGACTTTCAAGAAGGTCTCCAATAGGCTCCAATTTTTTCAGTCGATCAACCTCTGATTGAGATCTATCATACATTGATTGAAACTTTCTTGTTTCCCCTTCCCAGTCTGGTCCTTGTTCAGGCACCATTTCAGCAACCTCCGCTGGTTGAGCGGGAGATTCCTGATAGGCCTCCTGTTCTAATGATGTATCCTGTTCGGCGACAGTATTTTTGATTAACTCGGATTCGTTTGACATTCGTCTTAAACTCCTTCTAAGATATCTCTATGCTTTTAGAGCTTGACCGAGGCGATCTGCTTCACGCCTCAATCTCTCTGCTTCGAGCTTTACCTTGTTTTGCATTTTGTTGGATTCAACCCTTCTATCCGCTTTGGCATCTGAAACGATTTCAGAAAGTCTTGTCTTGGTTTTTTCAACTTCGACTCGTTTTCTGTCGCTTACAGATTCCCTTCGGGCAGTTTGCAAGTCCCCTTGCAAATTTTTCACCTGGCCTTCTAGGCCTTGTATTTGTTGTACTAATTTCTGTTTTTCATCCATTCTAGATAAGATTCCTTCCTTGTCGAAGATCTCTGGATTTTTCTTAAGCACTTCTATTCTATCTACAATACCCATCTGGTAGGCTTCTAGGTATACACCTAATTCTGCCCACTTACTTGTTGGTAATGTAGAGCCAGGTTCAATTCTTATGTCGTGCTGATCAAGCTTATAACGATCTTTGGCAATATCTAATATTGGCTCTGTTTTGTCGTCATATAGATTGACAGTCGCTTCTTTTAAATTATTGTTAGGCTGGGCAATCCTAAACATTTTCTGAAATGTGTAATGCCCTTTTGCATAATTATATAAAACTTTACCAAGCTTGTTTATACTAAACTCAATGTCCCTTAACTTGGATTTTGGTCTTTCCTGACCTAGGGCCATCATTCTTTCTGTTCCCCTCACTGTCTCTGGGGCTTTTTCAGCAAATCCGTGCATCATTTCTGGTAATCCAAAAATGAAGTCTATGTAAAATTCACACTGCTGGATAAGTCTATAAAACTCAGCAGCTAACGGTTGTGGGGCTGGAAAGTGAGGTTCTCCTTGAGATGAGTCAACCTCAATAACCGCATTCGGGTTAGCCCAATCCTTTTCTAACTGGTTTAAATCTTCTACGCTTCCTAGAGGCACAAGTAACTTTAACCCTGCGGACGCCTGTGCGTGAGATATGGCAAGCGACCAAACCTTATTTAGTAACCTTTGCATAGGTCTTGCTCTAGACACATCTGATTTTGGATATGGACTTTCCGTCCACACATTAGGTAATGGTATTATCGGATAAACATCTGTATTTAACACAGATTCATATAAAACTATCTCACCTATCGTAGCACATACCTTAACTCTGTTTTGAGGTACCTCTACAATTTGTACAACACCGTTCTCAATCAAATCAGCGCTTTCTTCCATATATCTCTGGATATCGGCCTCGTTAAAGATGTACTCCTGACCAGTAGAGGTGTCAAGCACCCTGTAAAATGGAACTTTGGTTTTATAGTATCTTTCTAAAACTTGGTACTTTTGAAACTCAAACTGGTCTAGATACTGAGTCTCAGATGGAGTGAACACCTGCATAGAATTCTTATTTCTTGCCGTTGGATAGTCCTCTTCTCTGTATGCAGATAGATTCTTAATCAAAGGCTTTATCTCTTCGCCAGTTTCTGGGTCTTCGTCTACCCCAAGTTCGGGATAGAGGGCGACAACTTGCTCGCCTGTTAATATCGTAGACAATATGATGCTCTCGGCGTCCGCAAACCAACGATCTCTCGAAGATGGCGGAACATATACCCTGAATGGATTAACATTGGTAAACTTGACATCGCCCCTCCCGAAATCTGCTTCGGTATCAATATACACATAAAGATATCCCAGTCCAGAGATGGCATAGTCGTGTATTGCCTGCTTCATTTGAGCATCTCCAACAGAAATATCCCATACAAATCCAAGTATAGTCCTCCAAATACTGGATATTTTAACATCAGAGTCTTCCCTCGGAGTGATGGTGAAGGTAGGGGGCCTGGATGTTAGTGTAGCCTTTAGTTTCTCAACAGCAGGGGAGATCCTGTCCATCGGGACATCTGCCTGGTTCCTGCTTTTTAATTCATCTGATTCACTAGCCGTGAAATGATTCCCAAGATAGAAGTCAACATCTTTACGAGC